GAATAATGAGAGAAATCGCACGAGCGTTTGCCGACGACTTGCTTTCGGGACTTGACACTGATGATCTAAAGATATTGGAGCCCTTGTCCCATCAGGCGACGATTAATGGTATCCCGGGAGTGCGATTCATTGACAAGATGAATTTCAAGACTTCTATGGGAGAGCCCTATAATAAGTCTAAGAAGTTCTATCTTGTGGGTACAGAGGGTGACATGAATTTCACACAGGAAGTTTTAGATCGCATCAACCACATTGAGCAGTGTTACGCAGCAGGGCAGCGTGCATGCCCAGTTTTCGGAGGACAATTGAAGGACGAGGTTCGTGACGAACTTAAAGTTCTTCTTGGAAAGATCCGAGTTTTCTTGGTAGCTCCGGCCGATTGGAGTTTTGTAGTACGGAAGTACTTGCTTCCATTTGTGAAACTCATGCAGGAGAATCCATTCCTGTTTGAGGCATCCCCGGGGTGTACTGTGCAGTCGCTGGAATGGCAACAATATTACATTCACTTGACTCAGTTTGGGTGTGATCGTATGGTGTGCGGAGATTACGGCAAGTTCGATAAGAGGGCGGAAGCTTTAATTATCTTGCTCGCCTTCTGGGTAATCCGCCGGTTGTATTCAGCAGCGGGATGGAGTGAGGAGGAACTCAGGGTCATTGATTGTATCGCCGAGGACACGGCTTATGGTTATACCAATTTCGATGGGGATCTTGTCATGTTTTTAGGTTCGAATCCCTCCGGGCATCCATTAACGGTCATCATCAATTGCATCATCAACGCTTTATATATGAGATTTGCATTTGTGGATCTCAACCCTGAAGGGGGAAATGTATATGAAGTCGCACGAAAGTTTAAAGATGCTGTCAAGCTGTTGACATATGGCGACGATAATGTGATGAACGTTGCGCCTGGTGCTGATTGGTTTAACCATACGGCAATTCAGGAGTCTATGGCCAAGATCGGAGTGGAATACACTATGGCTGACAAGGAAAGCCATTCAAGGCCGTTCATTCACATCAGCGAGGTTTCTTACCTTAAGCGCAAATGGCGCTGGGATGAGGACCTAGGAGCCGTTGTTGCTCCGCTGGAGGAAGAATCGATACGCAAGATGCTTACGATTTGCGTGCCCTCGGGAACGGAATCACCAGAGTTGCATATGGCGAGTGTGATGGTATCGGCGATCAATGAGTGGTTCTGGTATGGAAAAGAAGTATTCACTCGAGAGAGGGAATGGCTTCTTGAATTGGCGTCTAAGCATAACCTAACACTCGAACTCAAACACAAGGGCTTCCCGACCTATGAGGAGTTGTGCAAAAGGTTTTGGTTTGCGTCAAAAGGCATAAACGCAGAGTTGGGGTGTGAGTCAGAGCACCCGCGCAATATTTTGCCGAATTAGTCTACCGCTATGAGCGATCTGTGTATGTATTCTTATGCATTTCTTTACATATAAGCGTGCGTTTGTAGTCGTAAACCCGCCCTTCAGGGGGCTCGCCTATTTAGGAGTGAGGGTTCAGGGTGCCCTAGAAATAAGCAAACATTCAGCGGAATGGGTTTTCCGCTGTCTGGTACATATTAACCCGCTAACCAACAGACAAACACAAAACAAAACACGCACTCGAGTGAAACGCTCGAGAACTACCTGGCCACGTGTCCGCAGTGCGGTTTGACTATGAATGTGGTTGAGCCTGCTTCGTGCATGTGTGCCCAACAGACAAGTTGTTGCCAGCTACAATCTGAAGAGGTCATGCTGGCACCTACTGTCGATTCCATGGCTACCATGGCGGAACAAACAACCGCCTTTATGGATGCCAATCCTGGTCGTTCTATCGGTGAAAATCTCTCGCCGCTCGACTACGAACTTGCTGATGCTCAAACGTCCGCAGATCTCGGTGACTTCCTCTCGCGACCTGTGAGACTGTATTCAGAAACTTGGACTCAGGCGCAAGCCGTTGGAACATGGATTGATAATAGAGCTGTGTGGTTCGATTATCTTAATCAGCCAGCAATTAAGAATAAGCTGCAGAACTATGCTTTCTTTCGCGGAAATCTGAAGTTGAAGATTGTGACAAATGCGTCGCCCTTCCTGTATGGTTCTTTGCGAGCAGTGTATCAACCACTGCCGAACTTTAACAGGCTTGGAGCCACTTCAACTTTCCCAAGCAGATTTATTCCTACTTCCCAGCTTCCAGGTGTTTGGATTACGCCAGCTCATAGCGAAGGTGCCGAAATGACGTGTCCATTCATTTGGCCACGTTCTTTTGCCCGCGCTACTTCTTCTGCCGATGCATTCGACTTGGGTTATCTTGACCTCGTTATATACAATCAACTGAGGAGTGCTAATGGTACTACCAGTTCTGTCACTGTACAGGTCTATGCATGGATGGAAGACGTCGTCCTTGCCGGCCCAACTCTTGGTGCTGCCCTCCAATCCGACGAGTACGGAGTTGGAGTAGTTTCTGCTCCAGCATCTGCTGTTGCGGCATTCTCACAGAAACTCACCGACATTCCAGTGATCGGCAGGTTTGCGAAGGCCACTGAGATAGGTGCTTCTGCGGTGAGTAAAATCGCCACTCTCTTCGGGTTCACCGATGTCCCTGTGATATCGGATGTTCAACCCATGCGAAATTCTCCGTTCCCACAATTGGCCACCGCTTCTATTGGGTACGTCCATGAAAAGCTTGCTTTGGACCCTAAGAATGAATTGTCGATTGATCCGCAGATTGTCACCACGTCTTCTGACGATGAGTTAGCGATCTCGCACTTTGCTGGGCGTGAATCTTATCTCACTGGTGTCGATTGGACCACAGCTCAATTGCCAGACACTCCGCTTTTCACAAGTCGAGTCACTCCCGAACTCGGATTCGTTAGTGGGACAACCTATGATTTTACACCAATGTCTTTGTTGTCTACCTTGTTCCGCAATTGGCGCGGAGATATCATCTTCCGCTTCAAATTTATTGCGTCACCCTTTCATAAGGGACGAGTCCGCATCAGTTACGATCCCACATCATCTACTGTCCAAACAACGGGGGACACAGGTCCATATGTGTTTAATAAGATTATCGACCTAGGTGCTGAGACTGACGTTGAGTTCCGGGTTCCATATCAACAGGCTTTGCCGTGGTGTTACAATAGCGCTATATTGCCTAACAATGCCTACTCGACTTCATCCACACCGAATATCACGCTCACCGATACTTTCCACAATGGTATGATTTCGCTCAAGGTGCTCACATCGTTAACTGCACCGGTGAACACATCGTCTGTCGGAGTCCAGGTTTTCGTTCGCGCTGCTGATAATATCGAGTTCGCTAACCCTGTGACAGGAGAGTTTGATTATACTCCCTTTTCGCTTCAATCAGATGTGTACTATGATGATGGTATCACGACGAGCACTGATATGGGCACGTCCAGCAGCAAGCCCACTAAGCGAGAGCTAATTAACTTCGGTGAGACCATCCGATCACTCCGTACGCTGATGCGACGCAAAAATTACCTCGATACCGTTCAAATTCCGAGTCACACCGCTAATACGAACGGCTATTTCGAGATAGTTCAGACGCGTTTTCCAGCATTTTACGGGTACGATCCCAAGGGTTGGAACACTGCAAGGGGTGTAGTGGTACCAGCAAGCAACTTCAACTTCAACTTCTGTAAGATGTCGGCGTGGCACTTGATTTCGCCTTGCTTTCTTACTCAGAGGGGTTCGATGCACTGGACGTACCACCCAGCACGTGGAACGCAGCCGATTACTTCGCGTATTTCGCGCTACAACTACACGTTCACTGGTTATGATCGGAAGTTCGTTGCGGGACCAAACACCAACACCAACATCATCATGGCTAACTATTGGAGGAACGGGACGGCTACAGGTGCCGGGGCTTCATTGACCCATACTAACACGACCAATGGTCATAGTATTGCTGCACCTAGCTATTCGCCTTTCAAATTTCAGTCGACTGATCCGATGTTGACGACCGACCCTGCACCTGTGGGGTCGGGAAAATACGACGGAACCGTGTTCGACTCATTGATAGTTGAATTTCCTTTCGACTCGACCTCGAATACCATCAGCGGATTTGCAGTTGATCGTTATTTCGGTATCGGAACAGATTACACACTGAATTTTTTCATGTGCTGTCCTACCTTGTACTATCTGCCTCCGTCGACGGTGATTCCTGTCTAGTTACAAGGAGTCCGTGATAAAATATGTTCACGCACTGCAGACCCAGTGTATGATCAGAATAAGAGTCTGATCCTTATTTCCGAATGCCCTTGTGGTAACTAGGAAAGGATTGAAGCGCGTTTTAGCGCATGTATATTTCAAGCGATGTATGTCGCGCGCAATCAGAAGCGTATATTCTGACGCAGAGAATCCTGCCTAAACAACCAAGTACCATTCCTACGTGCAGGATGGGGCGGCACAAAAATGTCGCCGGCCTTTCGGTCAATTGAAGTCTTAGATAAGCTTAAAGTTGGCCCTCGGGCCACCCCTTAGCATTCGACGATTTTAATAGAACGATCTGGCCTTCTTAGAAGCACAGAG